GCCGACCGCTACCTCGCGTCCAAGGACGCCGCGAGGAAGCCCGGCCTCGGCATCAAGTTCGCCAAGATCGTTCCCCCCGGCTCTGTCTGACCCGCCATGTTGAAAGCCATCACCAACATCATGAGCCGGGTCGGGCGTGGGACGCGAGACGCCTCACCCTCCCCTACGGCGTCGCGAGTTCCGCATGGAGGCGGAACGCGCGGCGGCCGTCGTGTGCTCGTCGCAAAGTTCGATTCGGCGCAGACCACGCCCGACAACCGCAAGCATTGGGCGAACGCGGACGGGCTCTCGCCCAACGCCGCGGTGAACCCGGAGGTGCGGCGGATCCTGCGCAACCGGGCCCGGTACGAGGTTGCCAACAACTCCTACGCCAAGGGCATCGTTCTCACGCTCGCCAACGACACCATCGGCACCGGTCCCCGGCTGCAGATGCTGACCGAGGATGCCGAAGCGAACGCCCGGATCGAGGACGCGTTCGAGCAGTGGTCCCGGGCCGTGGACCTGGCGGGCAAGCTCCGGACGATGCGGCTGGCACGGGCCGAGAGCGGCGAAGCCTTCGCGCTCTTGGTCAGCAACCCGGCGATCGGATCTCCGGTCTCGCTGGATCTCAAGCTCATCGAGGCGGACCAGGTGTGCACGCCGCTCCTGCGGCGCGGTCGCTCGGACGAGGTCGACGGGATTGTCCTTGACCAGTGGGGCAACCCGTCGGCGTACCGCGTGCTCAAGCGGCACCCGGGCGACAGCGGCCTTCTCCGCGCCCCGATCGACGACCTCACCGCGTACGACACCTACGCCGCGTCGGCCGTGGTGCACTACTTCCGCGCCGATCGGCCGGGCCAGCTCCGCGGCATTCCCGACATCACGCCGGCGCTCCCGCTGTTCGCGCAGCTTCGCCGGTACACGCTGGCGACCATCGCCGCCGCCGAGACCGCCGCCAACTTCGCCGCCGTCATCTACACCGATGCTCCCCCCAACGGCGAGGCCGATCCGCTCGAGCCGATGGACGAGGTCGAGCTCGAGCAGCGCCTCGCCACGGTTCTCCCCGGCGGTTGGAAACTCGGGCAGGTCCACGCCGAGCAGCCCACCACGACCTTCGGCGAGTTCAAGCGCGAGATCCTCAACGAGATCGCCCGCTGCCTGAACATGCCGTTCAACGTCGCGGCAGGGAACTCCTCCGGTTACAACTACGCCAGCGGCCGCCTGGACCACCAGGTGTACTTCAAGAGCCTGCGCGTCGATCAGCACCACCTGCAGCTCGCCGTGCTCGACCGAATCCTCACCGCCTGGCTCAACGAGGCCGTGCTCGTCGAAGGGTTGCTCCCGCAGTCGATGCGGCAGCGCGGCGTACTCCTGCCCACGCACGCGTGGTTCTGGGATGGCGTCGAGCACGTCGACCCCGCCAAGGAAGCGACCGCCCAGGCCACGCGCCTGGCCAACCACACGACCACGCTCGCCGCCGAGTACGCCCGCCAGGGACGCGACTGGGAGCAAGAGCTCCGCCAGCGCGCCAAGGAACGGGCGCTCATGGACGAACTCGGCCTGTCCCCGACTCCGACGACCCCGACGGGCTCGCCGCCCGCACCTCAAGAGGACGACACCGATGGCAACGAAGACCCCGACCGCTCCGAAGACCCGTCGCGCGCCGAAGCGTCTGTGGCTTGAGGCCGCCGCCACCCATCCCGCACCCGCGGGCACGTCTCCGCTCACGCTGACCGGCACGGCGGAGATCACCGCCATCGCCGCCGGCGCAGGCGGAACGGAGGGTGAGAAGGCGCTCCCGCGCTTCAAGATGCTGGCGTACACCGGCGGTGCGATGCGCGTCGCCGGGTGGCGGCACCCGGTCGTGCTCGACCTCGCCGGACTTTCGGTCCCGTCGCAGAACCGCCCGATCCGGTTCGCGCATGATCCGGCCGCCGGCGTCGGCCACACCGACGCGATCAAGGTCGAAGGCGGGCAGCTCGTGGCGACCGGCGTGATCTCGCGCGACACCGCGACCGCCCGCGAGGTGGTCGCGTCCTCCCGGAACGGGTTCCCGTGGCAGGCTTCGGTGGGCGCGAGCGTCGAGGAGTTCGAGTTCATCCGCGAGTCGCAGAAGGCGATCGTGAACGGCCAGGAGTTCGCCGGCCCCGTCAACGTTGTCCGCAAGGCCACGCTCGGCGAGATCAGCTTCGTGGACCTGGGTGCCGACGGCCGCACCAGCGCCTCCATCGCCGCCCAGCAGGGCGGGGGTGGCAGCGGCAGTCCGTCCGGCGGTGATGCCGATCCCGCGCCCGGGGCGGGCGCAGCCGCGCTCCGCGCCGAGGCCCTCGCAGAGACCAGCCGTATCGCGGCGGTGCGGAAGATCTGCGCCGGCACGCACCTCGACATCGAGGCCCAGGCCATCCGCGACGGATGGGATGCGACCCGCACCGAGCTGGAAGTTCTCCGTGCCAGCCGACCCAAGGCCCCGTCCATCCACGCGCCCGACACGAGCATCACCGGTGAGGTCCTGGAGGCCGCGTGCTTCCAGAGCGCCAAGCTGGAGGGGCTCGACAAGGTCTGCTCCGCGCAGGCGCTGGAGGTCGCGTCAAAGCGGTTCCAGAGCGGGCTGGGCCTGCAGGAACTGCTCATCGAGGCCGCGATCGCCAACGGCTACACGGGCCGGACCTTCCGCGATAGCCGCCGCGTCCTGGAGGCCGCGTTCGGCCGAGGCATCGAGGCCGGGATGACCATCATCGACGTTGGCGGCATCCTCTCCAACGTCGCCAACAAGTTCCTGCTGGAGGGCTTCTTCAGCGTCGAGCGCGTGTGGCGGAGTATCTGCGCCGTCCGCAATGTGTCGGACTTCAAGACCGTCACGAGTTACCGCCTTGTCGGCAAGGACCAGTATGAGCAGGTCGCCCCGGGCGGCGAGCTCAAGCACGGGACGCTGGGCGAGGAGACCTACAGCAACAAGGCCGACACCTACGGCCTGATGCTGGCGATCGACCGCCGCGACATCATCAACGACGACCTCGGCGCGATCACCACCGTGCCCCGGAAGCTCGGCCGCGGATCGGGTCTCAAGATCAACGACGTGTTCTGGACGGCGTTCATGAACAACGCCGCGTTCTTCGCCGTCGGCAACAAGAACTTCATCTCGGGCGCGGACACCGCGCTGGGCATCGACGGCCTCACCAAGGGCGAGGTCACGTTCATGGACCTGGTGGACTCTGACGGCAAGCCCACGGGCGTGATGCCCTCGATCCTCCTGGTGCCGACGGCACTCTCAGCGGTGGGCACGCAGCTCTACAAGAGCGTGGAGATGCGGGACACCACGGCGAACACCAAGTTCCCCGTGGCCAACCCGCACCAGGGCAAGTTCCGTATCGAGGTCAGCCGCTATCTCTCCAACGCGCTCTACACCGGCAACTCGGCAAAGGCGTGGTACCTCCTCGCGGACCCCAGCGACCTGCCCGTCATCGAGATGGCGTTCCTCAACGGACAGGAGGCCCCGACCATCGAGACCTCCGATGCCGACTTCAGCCAGCTCGGGGTGCGGATGCGCGGGTACCACGACTTCGGCGTCGCGCTGCAGGACCCGCGCGGCGGCGTGAAGAGCAAGGGCGAGGTGTAAGCCCATGGGTGAAGGCGCAGAGATCGGCGGAGGCATTGGCGAAGACGGCCCCGGTGTCATTCCGGGCCAAGGAGAAGGCAGCATGGCAGCAGGACCGGCAAAGTTTGTGCATGAAGGCGAATCGATCGACTACACCCCGGGCGCGGATGTGCTCACCGGCGCTGTGGTCGTCCAAGCGGAACTCGTGGGCGTGGCGCAGGGCCCCATCAAGGCGAACCAGCTTGGCTCGCTCGCGGTGTCCGGGGTGTTCGACTTCCCCAAGGCGCTCGGCGCTGGCAGTGCGCTCCCGGCTGGTAGCAACGCCTACTGGGACGCCGGCGCGCAGAACGCAACCAAGAACGCCGCGGCGGGCGCCAACAAGCTCATCGGCAAGACGGTGAAGACCACCGTCGATGCCGACACGACCGTTCGCATCCGCCTCCTGCAGTGACCGTCGGAGGCATACATGGGCGACCTGCTCGATCGCGGCTTGGCGTTCCTGGATGACCAGCGGCACAAGCACATGAGCCGCACCGTGGTGTACCAGCGCGGGGCCGAGGCCAAAGAGGTCCTGGCGACCGTCGGCAGAACCGAGTTCGAGCAGGCAGACGACGCCGGGCTGATTCACCGCGTCGAGTCGCGGGACTTCCTCGTGCGGGCGGCGGACCTTGACCTCGGGGCCGGCCCGATCCTCCCGCGGGCCGGCGACCAGGTGCGAGAGACGGTTGGGGCGCAGGTGTTCGTGTACGAGGTCAACGCACCGGGCGGGCAGCCGCCGTTCCGGTACAGCGACCCGTACCGCAGGGTTCTTCGGGTTCACACCAAGCACATCGGTACGGAGTCGTGATGGCAGAAGGGAATGGACAAAACGGGACGAAGGCGCGGTGGGCGGGGGTGCTCGTCACCATCATCCTCGCCGCCGGCGCGATGACGATCCAGTGGGGCGTGGTCACGACCAAGCTCCAGCAGGTCGAGAAGCGGCTCGACGAGTTCATCGGGGAGGCTCGCTCCATCCGCGCCGACTACCAGGCGATGGAGCGCCGCGTTTCCTACCTCGAGGGCAAGGTAACAGGCCTGAGCGCCGCAGCGGATGCGGGGAGGGAGGGACGCCCGTGAGTACCATCGTTGCCATCGCCGATGCCCTGGCCGCGCACATCAACGCGGGCTCGTTCGGACAGCCCGTGAACGCGGTGCGGATGTTCCAGCCCGCGTTCACGCTGGAGGACCTCAAGGACCTGCGGGTGTCGGTCGTGCCGCGGACGACGGCCATCGCCGCGGCGACCCGGGACAGCAGCACCTTCGAGTGCGTGGTCGATGTGGGCGTGCAGAAGAAACTGCCCGCCGAGGGTGACCAGGCCGAGATCGACGGTCTGCTCGATCTCGTCGAGGCCATCGCCGACCACGTCTGGCTCAAGCGTCTGCCCGATGCGCCCGACGCGGCGTGGGTCGGAATCGCGCACGAGCCCGTGGTGTCGAGCGAGTCGCTGGAGCAGCACCGAGTGTTCACGAGCGTGTTGAGCGTCACATACCGGGTGCGGAGGTAGCCGTGCGGAATGTCGTGTTCATCAGAGTGGAACTCGAGGAAGGCGACAAGCCCCTCTCGGATACGCCGCTGGTGGCGACCTTCACGCTCATGTCGGCGCACACGAACACGCAGCCAATGACGCTTTCCAATGGCAAAGGGGTGGAGATCCCGGTCCCGGCGGGCGTGCAGATCCCTTTCGAACAGGTCAACCTGGCGGACATTTTCGTTCGGAGCAAGGCGGGTGAGGTGGCGTTCGTAGTCGGCCACACGGCTGGATAGAGCAGGAGAACAACGATGGCGATCAAACTCGGCATGGAAGCCAAGCTGCTCTACAAGGTCGGCGGTCAGGCCGGCGGCGGGGCATGGGTGGTCTTGGGCAACACCCGGGACGTGACGCTCAACCTGGAAGCGGGCGAGGCCGATGTGACGACCCGCGCCAACAGCGGCTGGCGAGCGACGGTCGCCACGCTCAAGGAGGCCAGCGTCGAGTTCGAGATGGTGTGGGACACGGCGGATGCCGGGTTCACCGCCATCAAGAACGCGTTCTTTGGCAACGACCCGATCGGCTTCCAGATCCTGGACGAGACAAGCGGGCAGGGTCTGCAGGCGGACTTCTCCATCACCAACTTCTCGCGCAACGAGGCGCTCGAGGAGGCCATCACGGTTTCGGTCACCGCGAAAGTGACGTACTCGGCGACGGCGCCTTCATGGATTGGCGGCTGAGCGGGTTCGGTGCTGTCGGCTTCGCGTGGGATTCCTGTCGGGTCCTGATTCACGGAGGCACGGATGCGGTCATTCAAGGACAACCAAGGGCGGCAGTGGTCGGTCGAGATCAACGTCACCGCCATCAAGCGCGTGCGCGGCCTCACCGGCGAGGACCTCATGCAGGTCATCGAAGGGACGCTGATCGAGAAGCTTATCCGCGACCCCGTCCTGCTCTGCGATGTGGTCTACGCCATCTGCAAGCCTGAAGCGGACGCACGCAGCGTCTCGGATGAGGAGTTCGGCAAGGCCATGGCAGGCGACGCCATCGAAGCCGCGACCACGGCGGTGCTGGAGGAGCTCGTGGGTTTCTGCCCGAGCCCGAGGGACCGGGCCAACCTCGGGCGGGTGCTCCAGGCCACGCGGAAGGTGATGGACCGGGCGCGGGACATGGTGGAGAAGAAGCTGGACAGCGGGGAACTGGATCGGCTGGCGGACCGCCTGCTGGCAGAGGGATCACCGGAAGCGACTGCTGGAAGCTCGTCCTTCAGTGCGCCGGAATCCTCGGCATCGACCCCGGCCCCCTGACACTCCGTGATCTGGTGGCGATGCTCGACGGCAAGCAGCGCCACGACTGGTCAATCGCCTCCGCCGTCATGGCGCTTGTCGCCAACATCCACCGCGACCCCAAGCGATCCCGCCGACTCAACCCCAGCGACTTCGACCCCTTCGCCAAGCGCCAGCGACCCATCCGGGTCGGCGTGTCGGTCCTCAAGGACGTGTTCATCGACGGCAAGTTCCCCCCCATGCCGCAGGAGGCTCACGGATGAAGTTCCTCAGCTCGCTTTCCACCCGCCATTACGTCTACATCGTCGGCCTGATGCTCATGGCGCTTGTGCTCACGTCGTGCGCGGGCTTTGACCTGGGCGACCTCGTGAAGGTCAAGACGCCGAACAACATTCAGCAGACCACGGGGCTGCCGTCCACGCTCAGCCTGAACGAGGCCGAGGTCGAGTACCAGAACTGGTTCAACCAGACGCAGACGACCGGTGCGCAGTGGAAGGGCAACATCGAGAAGGCCGGCGAGCTCCGCGGCCTGTTCAGCCAACTCACGCTGTCCGCCCTCGACACCGTCGGGCCCACAGTGGCGGGCCTTCCGGTACTCGGCCCGGCACTGCCGGCACTCACCGGGATCGTCGGCTTGTTCATCGGCTCGGGCCGTCTCCGCAAGGAGAAGGAGGCGTCGTTCAACAAGGGCCTGGAGAAGGGCAGCGGCCTCGCTGGAGGCACGCCCGCGGGCGGGAGCGGCGTGTGATCACCATGCGGATCAAGGACATGTTCTTCGACCGCGCGGCGGTGGTCCGCGCGGTCGATGGGGCCAAGCGGAAGGTGCTCAGCAAGGCCGGCGCATTCATCCGCACGGCCGCCCGCACGAGCATCCGCAAGCGCAAAGGGTCCGCGCCCGCGGGCAAGCCGCCCCACTCCCACGAGGGGAGCCTGCGACGGCTCATCCTCTTCGGGTACGACAAGGCGGCGGACTCCGTGGTCGTCGGGCCGGTGGGATTCAAGAAGAGCATCGCGCCCAACGTGCTGGAGTACGGCGGCGAGACGGTCGTGCTGAGGCGCAGGGGCGGGAGGCTCACCTCGCAGAAGGTCAAGATCGCCGCGCGGCCGTACATGGCCCCGGCGCTGGAACAGGAGCGGCCGAAGTTGCCGCTGCTGTGGCGGAACTCCATTCGGAAGGGAGCCTGATCGGTGGCCGACACGCGGGGCATCCGGGCTGGACGGGCGTTCGTCGAACTCGGCGTGAGCGACAAGCTCACGGCCGGGCTTCGCCGCGCCCAGAAGCAGCTCCAAGCCTTCGGCGAGGGTCTGCGGTCCGTCGGCACCCGGCTCGCAGGCATCGGCGCAACAGCGGTCGCGGCGCTGCTCGGCACGGCGAAGGCCTTCTCTGACACGGGCGACATGCTCGACAAGATGAGCCAGCGGACCGGCGTGAGCGTGGAGGCCCTGTCCGAGTTGGGATTCGCGGCCGACCTCTCCGGCACGGACCTGGAGACGCTCGAATCCGGGCTCCGCAACATGCAGCGGACTCTGGCGGGCGCAGCGCAGGGGTCCGCATCCGCGGGCGACGCGCTCGGGCGTCTCGGTCTGAGCGCCGCCCAACTGGCGAGCCTGTCCCCGGACGAACAGTTCAAGGTCCTCGCGGAACGCATCTCGCAGGTGCGCGACCCCGCACTCCGCGCGGCGCTGGCGATGGAGGTCTTCGGCAAGGCCGGGACCAAACTGCTGCCGCTCATGGCGGACGGCGCAGCGGGCATCGAGGCGATGCAGGAAGAGGCTCGGCGCCTCGGCCTCACCGTGAGCACCGAGACTGCTCGCGACGCTGCCGCGCTGAACGATGCTCTCGGCACCCTCTGGAAAGTGCTCAAGCAAGGGGTGTTCACCATCGGTGGGGCGCTCGCGCCGACGCTGAAGGACCTCGCGGAGCGGATCACCCGCATCGTCGTGAGCGTCACCACCTGGATCAAGGCGAACCGGGAGACGGTCGTGTGGGCGCTCAAGATCGCGGCGGCCGTCGCCGTGGCGGGCATCGCGATCGTCGCGCTGGGCTACATCGTCTCCGGGATCGGCGCGGCGCTCGGCATCGTCGCCGGGGTCATCGGCGGAATCGGCACCGCGTTCAGCCTGATCGGGGCCGCTATCGCTGCAATTCTGTCGCCGGTCGGGCTGGCGATCGCCGCAATCGTGGCGCTCGGCGGCGTGCTCCTCGTCACCACCGGAGTCGGCGGGGAGGCCCTCGCCTGGCTCGGCGAGCAGTTCACGCGTTTGCGCGACTGGGTGACCAAGGTCGTCGGCGGCATCTCCGACGCCCTCGCGGCGGGCGACATCGCGCTGGCCGCCGAGATCCTGTGGCTGTCGTTGAAGGTCATCTGGCAGCAGGGCGTCGCGGCGCTCAACAAGGTCTGGCTCGAGGCCAAGGAGTTCTTCGTCTCCACCGCCTACGGCATGTGGTACGGGGCACTCGCCGCCGCGGAGATCGTCTTCCACGCCCTTGAAGTCGCGTGGATCGAGACCACGGCGTTCCTCTCTAAGACCTGGACCAACTTCACCACCGGCTTCCAGCAGGTCTGGGAGTCGGCATCGTCGTGGGTCGCCAAGCGGATGCTGGAGATCCAGGGGCTGTTCGATTCCGGGCTCGACGTGGACGCCGCGAAGAGGGCCGTCGATGATCAACTCGAATCCCGTCTGGCGGAACTGGAGAGCGCGGCTCAGCGGCAGGTGGCCGAGCGCGAGGGGCAGCGTGCCGCCGAGCGCGAGCAGGCTGCCGCCTTGCACGAAGCCACGCTCGCCGGGATTGGCCGCGACTTTGAGGAAGCCCAGGCCGCGCTCAAGGCGAACACGGAGGCGGGGCTCGCGGAATCGCAAGCGGCGCTGGACGCCGCGAAGCAGAAGCTCGCCGAGGCCATCGAGCAGGCCCGCCAGAAGCGCGAGGCGGCGGACGCCGAGCGCGGCGCCGGACGGACGCCGCGCGACCTGATGGCCGAGTTCGAGGACCGGCTCGCCGGGCTGGGCGAGGTCATCGGCAAGGGGATCAGCGTGCGGGGCACGTTCAACGCCCGCGCGGCGCAGGGGCTCGAGTCCGACGGCGGGGCCGCCGAGCGGACGGCCCGGGCCACCGAGCAGACCGCCAAGCACACCAAGCGTCTGGCCGATGCCGCGCAGAGCGGCGGGCTGACGTTCGCCTGAGGAGATACGTTCGTGCCGATCACGGTGACGGAGAAGTTCGAGAGCCGCAAGTCCACCAAGGGCGACAATCCCTCGGCGGAGCTGGTCTACACCGTGCGCGGGACCAACGACGATCTCGCAGCCCGCAACGCGGCCGAGACCACCAGCCCCGCGACCTACGACGCCCAGCCGCGGCAGTCGGTCTCCGTCGAGCCTGTCGGCGATCGGTTGTGGGAGGCGGTGGTCCGCTACGGGAAAGCCCAGGGCGGCTCGCTTCCGGAGCCCGGCGAGAGCATCTTCTCATTCGACACCGGCGGCGGCACGCAGCACATCACCCAGAGCAAGGAGACGGTCTCCTCGCACGCGCCCTCCGGCTCGTCGCCCCCGGACTTCGGCGGCGCGATCGGCGTAACCGCCGACGGCGTCGAGGGCGTAGACATCACCGTCCCGGTGTTCCAGTTCTCCGAGACGCACTACTTCACCAACGACCAGGTCACGCCCGCGTACAAGGGGACGCTCTTCTCGCTCACCGGCAAGGTGAACTCCGGGGCGTTCAAGGGGTTCCAGGCGGGCGAGGTGCTGTTCCTGGGCGCATCAGGCGCGCGGCGCGGTACCGATCCCGACGACGACTGGGAGATCACGTTCCGCTTCGCGGCCAGCCCGAACGCCAGCGGCATCTCCGTGGGCGACATCAGCGGCATCAGCAAGAAGGGGTGGGAGTACCTGTGGGTGCGGTACGCCGACCAGGAGGACACGGGATCGCACGCGATCGTGAAGCGCCCGGTCGCGGCGTATGTCGAGCGCGTGTACGACGAAGGCAGCTTCGCCGGGCTGGGAATCTAAACGATGGGCGACGTGTTCCGCAAAGTCCGGTCGGGCCAACCACTCCGCATACCCGCGGCGGCGTACAACGCCTTCGTCGATGCGGCCGTCGATCTGCGCCAGCGCGAGCGTAACTCCAACGCCGGATCGGCGCTGGAACCTGCGCAGCGCGGCATCGTGCTCGTGCGCAACGACTCCGACGACGACATCGAGCCCTACCACGCGCTGGCCATCACCGGCGTGCTCGTGCAGCCCGACAATGAGGACCAGGAGCGGACGTTCCACAGCCGCACACCGCTGACGGGCGAGATCGCCACCGAGGAGTCGCCATCGCTCTCGTTCGTGCTGGCGCTCCAGCCGATCAAGCCGGGCGACCTCGGGCGCTGCGTGCTGACGGGCGTGACGCCCGCGCGGGTCTTCATCACCAACGGAACGGACACGACCTGCGAGCTCGCTCCCGAGGAAACCGTGCTGGCCAGCACGCCGATGGGCGGCATCCCGATCCTGTGGAAGGAGGAAGGCACCGGCGAGAAGTGGGCCGTCATCGAGATGGGGCAGCCCTCACCCGGCCGGGTCACGGCAATCCTCGGCGCGGCCCAGCCCATCCCCACTGAGAACAACCGATGGCGCTACCCGTGGGTCGAGGCCCGAATCGACGGCGACCCCGGCAGCGACACCTACCTCCGCTATGTCCCCGTGCCCGAGGGACTGTCGTCGCAACTGGCCGGTGGCGGTGAGGACCCGACGCGGCTGGCGATCAACCGCTTCGAGGCCCACCACATGAACGACTTCGACCCCGGTTCGGGGTTCAGCGGCCTGCTGGGGCTCGGGCCGGTCTGCGAACTGCCGGGCGTGCTTCCGAAGTGCCCGCCTGCGCGCTCGCTGAAGCCCAGGCTCGTGCCGATCCCAGAGGGCGTCTGCGTGCAGCTGACCTGCGAGCGCAACAGCAAGGGCAGGCCGGTGTGGGTGTTCGAGGCGATGAGCCTGATCGAGATCGCCGACCCGGCCGACGAAGATCGCAAGTTCAACATCTACATCGAGGGAGGCGCGTGACCACGACTCCCGCCCCAGCAAAGCCAAACATCGACGCCCGCCGAGAGCACGAGCGGAAGAAGTACGTCGCGCTGGCGTCGCGGCCCGCCGCGCGCGGCACGGGCTACGGCGCAACCAACCACGGAGCGGCAGCGATCCAGATGGTGCAACGGCTCAAACCTCGCTTCGTCGTGGACTTCGGTTGCGGGCGGAACGACTTCATCGGCTCGCTGCGGCGGATCGGCATGGACGGCCTCGGGATCGATTTCGCCTTCCCCGAAGCGGACATCCCGCGGGCGATGCACAAGACCGGCTTGGTTGATGGGGTTGCCGACGTGGTGACGAGCTTCGATGCCCTTGAGCACCTGCTCCCGGAGGACGTGGACGCGGTGCTCGCGGAGATGCGGCGAGTGGCACGCCCGCGGGCGCACTTCGTGTTCTCGATCTGCATGCGCCCGAGCCGGACCACCGTCGCCGGTGAGGGTCTGCACCCGACGGTGCGACCGCTGGCGTGGTGGCTGGATCGCATCGGTCAGGTTGGAACGGTGACGGCACCGAGGGCCGAAGGCCGGTACATCGTCGGGCGATTCGCTGCCAAGGAGGGTTGCGGCTGTGCGTGAGAACCAGTCGGACATCGCGGCGCTGCAGGCGGGACTCAAGGCGCGGAAACCCGCGCGGGACGGCCTGCGCCTCTACACCGCCGACTTTGACTCAGTATCGCTCGCTGGCTTCTACCGCGGACGATCAGCGTTCCTGATCCTGTCAGGGCCGTCACTCACACAGGTGGACCTCACACAGCTCAACAAGCGCGGCATCGTCACGATGGGGGTGAACAACTCCTGGTCCGTTCACCGGCCCACGCTCTGGACGTGCGTGGACGATCCGGGCCGCTTCATCGATACCGGTTGGAAGGACCCCGGCATCCTGAAGTTTGTGCCGACGTGTTGCTGGGATAAGCGGCTCCGCATCCAGATCCCCGACGGCACCATGCGCAACAGCGCGTTCCGCGTCCGGCAGATGCCCAGCGTCCTGTTCTTCCGCCGCGCCGATCATTTCGATCATGAGCGATTCCTGACGGGGGACTCCGTGCCGTGGGGCAACGACGCCAAGCACGCGGACTCGCTCGGGATCACCGGTAAGCGGAGCGTCATGCTCGTGGCGCTGCGCCTGCTCCACCACCTGGGCTTTGGCACTGTGTACCTGCTCGGCTGCGACTTCAAGATGGCCGCCGACCGCAGGTACGCCTTCGATGAGCACCGGGCACCCAATGCCATCCGGCACAACAATGTCCTGTACGACTCGCTGGCCCGCCGCTTCGAGGCCCTGCGCCCGCACTTCGACAAGCACCGCTTCCGGGTCATCAACTGCTCCCCGGGCAGCGAACTCCAGGCCTTCGACCGCCTGGACTTCGACGCGGCGGTGAAGGCCGCGTCCGCCGAGTGCGGCAAGCCCGTGAGCACGCAGGGCTGGTACGAGCCCAACCCGAAGCCGACCGCTGCGCCAAAGGAGGCCGTCAAGTGA